TTTATACTAGTTTATACTAGTTTATAATAAATATTTAACGAAATGAATGGTGTTACTCTAAATGAAAAAGGTGTATAAATAAAAAAATATGATTTGACTAGAATAAATGAATAATAATACCTTTATTTTATTATTCATTAATAGTATAAATGAGATTAGAAATATTTGTGTTAGGATTAACAGCATTTTTTGTATATAACGCATATAGCGATGGTAAATATACAAAAATGTTAATGTCATTTAAAAAATATTATAGAATGATATTTTATGTTTTATTAGGAGTAGGTATATATGTATTACTAAAAAGAAATCCAAATCAAGGTAAAAATCTGCTTTTATATGCGAATAATGTTGTAAAATTTATGCCAATAGATAAAACATCGATGGATATGTTAAGTCCTGTGTTTGATTTTACTTCAACTAACAATAATAGTTTCATGGAATCATTTAACGAAATAGATTCATCAAAATTACCTATTGGATTTAATGGAGGAGAGAGAAGAATAAATAGTTCAGGAAAAAACGGAACAAAACGTTCAGTAAGTGAAACAAAAAAGAAATATGTAGCTGCTAATCAAGATTGGAAATGTGGTAGTTGTCAATCACAGCTTGACCATACTTTTGAAATAGATCATAAAATACGTTTAGAGTATGGCGGTGGCAATGATGTTCAAAATCTCATAGCATTGTGTCGTAATTGTCACGGCAGAAAGACCGCAAGTGAAAATATGTAATCACACTTGCGAATATAACTTTCAGGTATAAATTTAACCGAAACAATTAGATTTATATAATGAAATAATATTGTATTATAATAATATATGGAAACTAAAACAAATAATAATATCAAGACAGAAAACCTTTTACCAAATTTTAAAACACCTTCTATATTTTTACCAATTGCTGTAATAATTATTTTTCTTATAATTATGATGTTTCTAATATTTTATAAAGTTAAACTTCCAAATAGTAGTATAACACGTTCAAATGAAGAAATAACAGCAGATGTTTTAGTTATTTTATCTTTTGGGTTAATAATTTTTATATTATGTGTCATATTTTTGCCTAACTTTAAAGATATAAAAGATTTGTTTCAACAAATTAGTAATGTAACTTATGTTATATTATATACAATATTTTTAATTTTATTTTTCATGTTAATGTCTATTGATACATTAAATAATTACGCGTATATAATTACACCTATTACAATTCTTCTAGGTGTTTTTGCATTTTATAAAAGTGCTGTTAGTGATTATGTAAGCAATTTTAATATTAATTATGAAAGAATCAAATCAATTATATTGATATTTTGTTTGATAACTTCATATATTGTTTATTATAATACAGACCCAGGAGGTTATATTTCTAAATATTTTGGTTATACATTATTATTAACTATTATTACAGCTGTGTTTGCGTTTTTATATTTAATTGTCGTTTTAACATTGCCTAATACTTTCAATAATATTGCTAAAGATAGTAAATCAAGCAATTTTCTAGAAAATTTTTCAAGTTTTTCTGTTTATGGTAGTATCTTATTTGTTATATTTTTAATTGTGATGACTGTTTTAATTTCTACCTATCCTGGAGGATTTTTCAATGATAAAACCACTTCAGGTGCTGTAATGATAATGTTACTAATTATTTCTATTGTATGGGCTATGTTGTTATCTGCTAATTTATTTCCTGAAATGTATAACAAAAATATGAATATAGATAAAATCAACTTTTTTAAACGTGCTATATTGGCACTATTTGGAATAGTAATCTCTGGTTTATTAATATTTTGGATTGTTTATAATATACATACTCTTTCAAGTGAATCTAGTATTGTTAGCATTATTTTAAATCTCATATTAGTTCTTATATTCATGTCGTTGATTTACAAAACAATATATGTTCAACTTCCATCTGGTAATTCTAAAAAGTCGGGGTTCTTTAATATATTTATTAATTTAATATTTTATTTGCCATGTTTATTTAGTGGAATATTTGATTCGATTGGTAGTTTTGTTTCAGGTGAATATAACTCTTCAACAACTGGTTCTCTATTAATGTTGCTATTAGCAATTATTATAATTGTCATTTATTTTACAACACCACAAATGTTTAATAAATTTAGCTCACAAGGTGGAAACCAATTGGTTAATAAACCCGTATACACTAATTCACAATATGTATTAGGGACATATGAACAATTAAATGGCAGTGATAAATTTGATTATCAATATGCTATTTCATTTTGGGTATTTATAGATGCTGTTCCACCAAATATGAATCCTTCTTATGAAAAATATACATCATTATTAAATTTTGGAGGTAAACCTAATATACTTTACAATGGTAGTAAGAATACTTTAATGATCACTATGGAACAAAAAGACTTAGACAAAAATACCAGTAATAAATTAACAAATTTTGATGATAATGGTAACAGAATCATTTATAAAAATACAAATGTATTGTTACAGAAATGGAATAATATTATTATTAATTACAACGGAGGCGTTTTAGATGTATTTTTGAACGGTGAATTAGTTAAGTCAGATGTAGGAGTGGTTCCATATTATACTATTGATAATTTGACAATAGGTGAGAATGACGGAATCAGTGGTGGAATATCAAATGTAATATATTTTAAACATGCTTTAACAGCTTCAAATGTTTACTATTTATATAATACTGTTAAAAATAAAACACCGCCTACAACAAATGATTCAAATGAAACAATTCTCGTAAAGAATATATCAACATTAGGAAATTCAGTAAAAAATATTGTTTAACAATAATTATTTATTTAATTTACTAATTAAACTAGAAAATTTCTAAATCTATATTATACAATGTCTCCTTTAAGTATTGTCATAACAATAGTAGTAATTGTTTTAATTTTTATGTTATTGAGATATATTTTTGCTGACCCATACACATTACAAAGTATGAAAAACGGCAAAACCGCATCAACAATTGAGGCATCTTCTTTAGCAACAAATGGAACGAATGTTCCATCCAGTAATTTTGCTTATTCTATTTGGATATATGTTAATGACTGGAATTACAGATATGGTGAACCAAAGGTAATTTTTGGTAGAATGGGTTCACAAAGCAAAAGTGGAAGTGGTTCTGTGCCAGGTGTAAATGGGTTGGACCCATGTCCAGCTGTTGTTTTAGACGCTGTTGAAAACAATGTATCTATTTCTTTAGGATGTTATCCTGGAATAAACCAACAACCAACAACTCCAGGTGGTAATACAGTGGTTCATACTTGTAGTGTAGCTAATGTACCAATTCAAAAATGGGTTAATTTGCTAATAAGTGTTTATGGAAGGTCATTGGATGTTTATATTGATGGTAAATTAGTAAGAACCTGTTTGTTACCAGGTGTTGCTAGTGTAAACAATAATTCAAATGTATATGTCACTCCTGGCGGTGGATTTGAAGGCTGGACATCTAAGTTCCAATATTATCCTAATTCTGTAAATCCACAAGAGGCATGGAATATTTATGCTCAAGGACCTACTAGTATGTTAAGCATGTTTAACGAGTATCAAATCCAACTTTCTTTATTAGAAAATGGAACAACACAAAATAGTGTTACAATTTAAATTGACTAACTTATGATTTTTTCTTATTTAATTAATATATATAATGAGTGATAACGGAGCATTTAATTCATTTTCGACAAATAGTAGAGGAACTTTTGGAACTAAAGAATTTTTAGAATCAAATAGTTTAGTAGCAAAATTTGCTTTTTTATTATTAGTAATAATTGGGTTTGTTATATTATTAAGAGCAGGTATTTCGCTAATCGGATGGTTTTTACAACCTAATCCATCTCCTCATCTTATGGATGGTATGGTTGATGCGACACAAATGATTGTGTATCCTCAAGACCCTAGTAATAACGGCGCGGTTACCATATATAGGTCTGTTAATGCTACAGATGGTTTAGAATTTACCTGGTCTGTATGGATTTTTATTGATAATTTACAGACAAATGCTGGTATTTTTAAACATGTATTTAGCAAGGGTAACGCAAATGTACAACCTAGTGGATTAATAGAACCAAATAACGCACCTGGCGTGTATATAGCTCCAAATACAAATGATTTAGTTATTCTTATGAATACATTTAATGTTATTAATGAAGAAATCACTATTCCTGATATTCCACTTAATAAATGGTTCAATGTAATTATTAGATGTCAAAGCACATTATTAGATGTTTATGTGAATGGAACGATTACTAGAAGTCTAACCTTACATGGTGTTCCAAAACAAAACTACGGAGACGTGTTTGTTGGTATGAACGGAGGATTTGCTGGTAATGTATCCAATTTATGGTATTATAATTACGCATTAGGAACAGCAGCAATACAAAGGATTGTGGCTAATGGCCCTAATACTAAAATGATTGGCAATAACGGCATGAATGATAAATCACGCAACTATTTGTCTCTAAGATGGTTTTTCTATGGCGCAAACGACTCATTTAACCCTTAAATATATTTTAGAAACCACATATTAATTTTAATTACTTGTTCTAATGAATAAATAATTAAATACTTTATATATATATGCCAAAATCATGTAATTATAATCCAATGCCTACGAGAGTTTGGTCAAGAGTTCAAAATCCCTGTACATTTATTGTTTCATCATCAACTAATTCCGTATTTTCACCTTTAACTAATGAAGTCATGACAGCGGCACAGGCAATGTATCTAGACAAACAAATGTATAAAGGTAACATATTACAATACAAAAATAACAGCTCAAGATTAACAAAAAACCAATACATATCTCAGATTTCTAAAGGAATATCATCTACAAGGAAACAAAGTTATGCTACACAATCGCAAACTTATACAAATCCTAATACGACTAGTCTCCAAAGAGTAAATTACAATGAAATACCATTTCCAAATGACATTGTAGGACAACCTAACAATATTTCAGGACCTTATCAATATGGCATTCCAAATCCGTTTGATTGTTCTAGTAATGTTTTAGTAGATGGCGGAAGTTTAGTATGTAACGCATATGTAGACCCATGTACTGGAGAAGTTTCAAAAAGTGTTTATCAACAACAATGTTTTCCTACAAGTTGTTCTGATGTTCCTGGGC